TGCATCCTTGAACTCCGCGCCAGGGTCAAGACGCTAGAAGATGCGGCTCACAAGCACATTGTCGAAACGAATTCAAACATTGTGGCTTTATTTAGCCGGGTTGAATCGTTAGAGGCTGCTGAACGCCAAGCATCAAAAGTCCACCAGATCAGCAAACCTCTGAAACTTACTGCAAAGCAGCAGGCAGAGTTAAAAGCATTACTGACGCCCGATTTTAGGGTTGGCATGACGCCAACTTCTACTTCAAACCAAGTTGGTAATTCGCTGGTGGATCAGGTAGCCCGCGCTATCGGTCGAGACGATGAACCCATCAACTGGGAGGAAGAAGCCCGCGCTGCGATCCGCACGGTGGCGGCGTGGTTGATTGACCGGAAGCGCGACGACGACTGGCTCGCACCTTTTGAGGAGCTTGCTGATCTGTTGCTAGAGGAGGTGCAGCAATGAGCGACTTCCACCCAGCACCCTTTCAAGACTTCTCCACCGAGCTACGCGATCCCTGGCCCGTTGTGGAGCGGCTGCGCATGGCACTGCGCGAAGCCGAGCGCTACTGCCTCGGCGCTGAGAACATCACCGGCCAGTGCATCTCATCCCTTCTTGAAGTTCTACCTGACGACGATGACTGATCAACGCCTAATCTCTCCACCCGCCAAAATCATCCGCCAATGGGAAGCCGAATGGGACACCAACGGTGCCGCCCATTGCAACAAAGCCCTCTACATCGCTGCTAAGGCTGCAACCTGGGGCGCGAAGTCTGCCATCGAGTGCGCCCTGAAGGACACTGCCTCATGTCATTGGCGTGTTGCCGATGGCCCTGAAGATGGAGTGCAGCTTGTGCGTGCCAGTGATCTGGTGGCTTGGGCTGCTGCCATCGGCAAGCGCTATGAGGTCGAAGAATGACCAGTCAACACCCCATCACCCCACCGTCGGAGCCGGTGCGGCAGTGGCTGGAAGAGCTATACGGCGGTCCAGTTTCTGTGATTAGCTCGTTTGATCAACGCGTCCTTGCATCACATCCCTTCTTGAGATTCTGCCCAGCGAAGATGACTGACCTATCACCCGCCGCGCAGGCGGTGCTGGATGCCGTTGAAGACGACTGCATACACCCCACAGACCTACACCGCATTGCCGCCGCCGCCCTGCGAGCTGCTGCTTTTCAACTGAGTTTTGGTCATGCGACCGGGGATGGCATTTTGTGCGAGGACGACCTTCTCGCCATCGCTGCCGAACTGGAGACCCAGCGATGAAAGTAAACACCGCTCGACTTCTTGAAGAATGCGTTCAACGTGGAATCCTTGGAGGTATCATCAATGAAGACCTAACTGCAAATGAAGATTGGCTTGTTGAGCGATTCACTCAACGAGTGATGAATGAGATTGATGAGTACTTTACATTTGGAGAAAACGATGACTAATCTCTCCCCCGCCGCGCAGGCGGTACTGGATGCTGCCAACGACGCTCAATGTTATGATCCTGACGACTACCTCAATGAATCTCGCTGGATTGCTGCTGCCGCCCTGCGGGCCGCTGCAGATCAGGTGGTTCCAGCACCACGTCTTCCGTATGATTCTTGCTGTGATGTAAGTGCATCAGCAATACGAGCCGAACTTCTGGCCATTGCTATTGAACTTGAAACCCAGTAGTCACCTTCGCTAATAGGGGTGCCCGGTGACTGGTCCGCACGAGGTGCCAGCCTCACCGCTGCCGGGCACAGCGGACGCCTTGAGACCAAAAGGAAACAAGGCGATAACCCTAGCCAGCACCAGTCCTCCCATACGGTTGTAACGAAATGCGACAGCCCGGCTTGCTACCGGGCTTCTGTTGTGTAACACTAAGGGCAAGCCCGCCCCGGCTGGCCCTCTATTACTGATTAACAATGGACGATCCACTTCAAATTCACTTCGACCGCTCCAAGCTCAGCCCTTGGTATTTCGCCGTTAGCTGGGCTCGTTTCATGCTTGAGCAGAAGATCCGGCAGTACAAAGACTGGGGCTTCAGCACCAGCTACGACGAATCTCAGCTGGAGCGTCTGCTGGACCTAGAACAGTTTTTGAAAATGACCTGGGACGAGCGTATGGAAGCCCTCAGCACCAGCCAAGCTGTACAGGAGGTCCAGTGAGCCAGGTACTTGACATTGAAGAGCTGCGCTTTGAAGGTGACCATCTTGTTGTCGATGCCGTTGTTGACGAGATGGTTGTGGTCATTCCGCAAAGCCACCTCTACCCAGCCGAGTGGGGGCCTGCCCTGTGCCGAGGCACCCTCTACTTTTCAGATGAAGACTTAATTCCAGCGACCGATGCCGAACTCCGGGCCATGCTCACAGATCGGGTCGACGACTGGGCTCCAATCGACACGTCTGATTGGAACGACTGAGGCCCGCGAGCTTCGCAACGCAGAGGATTACGACGACTGGCTTTATGCCATGGAGCCGATCCCCGGCGACACGCACTGGGTCCGGGTTCGCACCTTGACCCAGCTTTATCGCCACCTGATTTACGTGTTCGCCACCAGCGACACCATCAGCTCCACTCGACTTGCACAGCTGGCGATCCACGAGATTCTCAAGTTGAGACTCACGGATCTCACCCGGATACGCCAGCAAGATCCCAACTACTTCGCATGACTGACTGGTACGCCGACTACTACCGCCAATCGCGGGGCTACAACGACAACGACTTGCGCGAGCTGCGCAGTGCTCCACGCAAGCCATCAACACAGGTGCCGGACGTGTTCAAGCACAGGTTTGCTGATCCTGCTGAGTACGATGCTTGGGTCGAAGAGCGCCGCCGTGCCTACTTCGACTGAACTTGATCCAATCCCGAATGACTGAAAACTCAATGGTGCCCTTCTACCGCTCCTACCTGTTGGGGGGGAAGATGGTCTACCTGGACAAGCTCTCGGAGTTGTCCGACAGCGAATTAAACATGCTCAACATTGAGACAATGGCCTCACTGGAGGAGGCTCGCCGCGACTACGAGGCGGTCGAGAACAAGCAAAGCGAGGAAGGCGGCTCGGTCTACCGCCGCCTCAAGGTGGCTGGTTATTTCCAAGCCGCTATCAAACTAGAGCTTCAAAACTGACCATTCCCTACTACACTGCACCCGTTCTTACTCATGAGCATGTACGTCCTCTCTGAATCCCAGTTCGATCAAATCTCCAAAGCACTTGAAGCAGCGCGGTTTGCACTGGAAACGTCCCAACACGTTCAGCTGGATCTGACTAAGCCCAAACAGACCATTCCTCTGCCAGCTGGTGAAAAGCTTGTACGTACATCTGACGTACGCAAGCCGCAGTCTCAAAGTAAGACTCGTAAGTCCAGCCGCAAGGGCAAGCGTGGGCACGCGGTGTTGACCGAGAACAAAGTGCTGGAGATCAAGCGCCAGTTGGCTGCTGGTGGTAAGTCGGTGGCCAAGATTGCGCGGGAGTTTGGCGTTCACTCCACCACCATCAATTGCATTAAGTGGAACAAGACGTGGAAACACGTTCAGGTTCAGCAGCCCGCACCTGTTGTGGTGGCTGACTGATGGGCATACTGCAGCACGGTCACGCTACGAGCGCTGGTCAGTCACCGACGTACAAGTCGTGGGTTGCGATGCGCCAGCGGTGTCAAAAGCCCGGAGTTACTGGTTATCACAATTACGGTGGTGCGGGCGTTCGTGTGTGTCCAAGATGGGACTCATTTGAGAACTTTCTTGCGGATATGGGCGAACGTCCCACAGGCACTACTTTGGGGCGCATCGGCGACATAGGCAATTACGAGCCAGGTAATTGCGCTTGGCAAACAACAAAAGAGCAAGCAAAGCCTGGCTCGCGTAATAATCAAGCAAAACTTACGGAAGAGCAGGTTATTTGTGCCAGGGCGCTTTACGCGCCTGGTAAACGTAACGGTTGTTCTTTATCCAATATGGCCAAAGACCTAGGTGTACGTAAGGGCACTTTAGGTAAGGCCGTATCTGGTTTTAGCTGGGGGCATGTCTAATGGTTTTATGCGATCATGAGATCCACAACTTGGCACGCAGAGGTTTAGTAACGCCGTTTCAGGCAGAACTAATTAACCCTGCATCGTTAGATGTTCGACTAGGTGAAAACCTTTTAGTCGAACTGCCCACAACGTCTAACCTGGTTCCGTACTCTATTGCTGGGCATACGAAGGAAAAACCTTTCATGCTTCAGCCCCATGAATTCATACTTTCGGAAACGATGGAGCAGTTCAAGCTGCCTGATTGTGTTGCTGGGCAGCTCGCTCTTAAGTCGTCTCGTGCCAGGGAGGGGATTGAGCATCTTCTGGCCGGGTACATAGATCCAGGTTTTGCGGGGCGATTAACGCTGGAATTGCAGAACGCTAGATCCATGCACGCTGTGCCGTTGTGGCCTGGGATGAGGATCGCGCAGATTGTCTTCCACAAGATGTCGATGCTTCCTGGCAAGAGCTATTCGCTTACTGGCCGTTATCACGGCGACACTGCTGTTCAGGCTTCCAAAGGATGAGTGATCCAGTAAATCAGCCCAGTCATTACACGGCTGGGCGCGTTGAGGTTATCGACGTGATTGAGGATTGGGTAAAAGGCGCCCCAGATGCTGTTGTTGGTGGGCTGCATTGGCAGGTCATCAAATACGTCAGTCGGGCGTGGCTGAAGAAAGATCCTTATGAGGATTTTTGTAAGGCCCGGTGGTACTTAAATCGGCTAATTAACACTCTTGCTACTGAACCCTACAGAAACGACTGATTGTTCCAGTGGACTATTGCTCGCACACTTTTCGCAAAATTGTTGACAGCTACAACTGGAAAAACGGTTCGACCATTCGGTCGTACCGCCTGCAGTGCAAGTGCTGCGGGTATAAGTGGAATGTCTACTACGACAGGAAACTAAAGAAGGAAGTTACGCCTTCCTCAATGTCAGATCACAAGGTGCTTAATCTCAAGCGGTTTACGCCGGAGGAGGTCAAGCTGATCCTGACAGATCCGCGCCCTGGAACGGAACTGGCCGAGCTGTTTGGTGTGACGCACCAGTCCGTTAGTCAGGTCAGGACAGGTCATGCTTAC